AACCAGACGCCAAATGCCCTGAGTGTTACTCGTGACAATGGTTTGGCCATCGGTGGGCTGTTCACGAATGGATGGCCAGATGTTGGCGACAGCCTTGCCATTGGTGTCAGCCGTGACCGCTTGCAGAACCGTGTGAAGGCGATAGCCAATTTGAATGTAGTCGCCGGGGAGCAATACGTTGGTTGCGTTAGCTGTCCAGCCTTTGGTGTAAAGCGACGTTGTAGCCGGAAGGTTGTAGCCACCCGACGTTCCATCGACTAGAGGTGTTCCGGCCACGCTTCCCATTGGGGTTTTGTGGTTTCCATCGCCCAACTGAAAGACGTTCAGAATTCCCTGAAGGCTTTTCATCCATGCCGTCCACGTTAGGGCGGTGGAAGTTTTCATGGGCGGCATACTGACGTTCCAAATCATGGATTCGGCACCTGGCCAAACTTGCATCTGAGTGGTCAGACTGAATGGGGACTGAACCATAGCGATGGAATCCGTGATGTCCATATCAATCTGCATAGGGACCGGAGTTGTGGGCATCGGGACAATCGTCCAGCCGTTAAAGGTTGTGTAGGCCACGGTTAACCTCTCCTGCCGCTGGGCATACGCTTGCTGCGCTCGGCCTGAGCCAGCATCGTGGTGTTTACTGCTTGGTTGTGGGCTTGAACCATCCCCGCTCGAACACGCATATCTACTTCAGCCGCGTTGGTTCCGGTGGCGTCGATGTTGTAAATGGGGCTGAAACTTCCACCGCCACCCAACGCATTGCGGAGGCTTTTGTTTGGCGTGATCGTTCCGGCAACCTTGGGAGTGAATAGCTCAGGGCCGTTCTCGCCAACGATTGAAGTCTTGTACGGATCGGGTGAGCCACCATCAGCGAAGAAGCCGCCAAAGAAGCCACCGATTTTCTTGAGGAAGCTGGCCAAGCCATTGCTAATACCGGGAGCGAGGCTGGAAGCCGCACCGCCGAGACCGCCACCGGGCATGTTGACCACTTCAACCTTCTGGACTTTGCCCAGCCCAAAAGCCTTCATGATTCCGGATTCGCCCATCTTCAGGCCGGACTGAATCATGCTGCTTCCGGTTTGTGCAAAGGCTTTAGACCAGTTGGTTTTCTTGCCCATGAGGGCATTCGTGAGTTCCGTGTTCACGCCATTCATGGCGGTGGTCAAAGCGGAGTGAACAGCGTTGGCCGCGTTGTCGGCGTCGCGTTCAAACTCGCTGAAGAAGTTGCTGAGACCAGCGGAGGCAGTCTGGGATGCTTGTGCAGCCAAGTCCTCAGCGTGCTGGAGCTTGTATGTATCCGTTGCGCTTGAGATAGCACCGTTGGCTTTGGCGAGGTTGTCTTTGTGGGCTGTATTCCAGATGTCAAGCTGTTCCGGAGTTCTCGCTCCCGGCTTCTCAGCGGCGATGCGGGCAAGGTCGCCGTTCAGAACCTTCAGCAAGTCGTTGAACTCAGCGGTGTGGGCGCTGGTTATCGCTCCGGTTGTGGCCGAATGCGAAGCACCCATCTTTTCGGCAAAGGCTGCCCACTTGAGAGCCACCTCAGCAGCCTTCCTGATGTACTCTTCCTTGCTTCGGGCGTCCCGCTCATTCAGCGCCGACAGCCTATCGGCAGTGGCGTTTAGCTTTTCGTTGTATCGGTTGAGTTCCTCCGCGTCTTTCTTATCCTGCTCATCATCTTCTTTATGAGCTTCCATCCGAGCTTTGGCGAACTCGCCACCCTGACGCGTCCCAGTATCGGGATTCATCACGCCATAGGCCCATTCTGTATTTCCGGGGCGAACGGTTGGCAGCTGAAGCAGGCGAGCATATTTGGCGTTGGCATCGGCCAAGCCTTCCAGCCTGATTCCAATCAGGCGACGCTCCTGCTCATCAGCTTTCTTCCTAGCGGCCAGCGCAGCGGTATCCGCCGTGTGCTTTGCCTCATCCACATCGGCTTGCTTTTGCTTATCGTTATGGGTGTTGTCGGTGTCAACATATTCGTTGACGCTACTGAGATTGGCCTGAGCGGAATAAATCGAATCAATAAGCCCGTGGTTATCCCCACCACGGCGAACCGCACTCATCCTCATGGCCTCAAGCTGACGCCATGCTTTCTGAACTATCGCCGCTGTTGCGGCGTCGATGTTGCCATCGCGGGGAAGATCGTGAATGGCCTTCTGCGTGTCCTGAGTGATCTTCGTTACATCGGAGTTTCCACTCTTGCCAACCATCTGGCCGAGAATTCCAACTTCACCCTCTTTAAGAACTTTGACTTCCTCATCGAACGCTGCCTTGAGTTTGGCCACCAAATTATCGGCACGCTCGGCGGCCTCATCCAACGCATCCTTCAGACCGTTGTGAGGTTTGTGCTCAAGTTTGTCGATCATCTTTTGGAGGTGATCGGTTTGAACAATGAGGGCGCGACCAGAGACTTCTAGCTTTTCCGTGACATCCTTGGTGCCTTCCCCCATCTTGCGGGAAGCCTCATGCGCTTCGCCATAAGCCTCAGCCAGCTTCTTAACCTTTTCACCAGCCTTAACCAACACATCAATGACGACCAGGATGGCCACTGCGTTGAACGCAGCTGACATCGCTTTGCTGACGCCGGGAAGCGTGGAGATGAAGGTTCGAATATGGCGGGGAATCGTGACGCCGAACGCTTCACCGAAGAGGCCAAGAGAATGGTTGCTCTCGTGAATCTCTTTGTTCAGAGCATCCTTGATGGCCTTGCCTTGTGAGCGTGCAATCGCAGCAGCCTTGTCCATCGCTTGCGCGAAGGGCGTGACGTTGCCGATTACATTGATCTGGACGCCATCAATTACGTTGGGTGATCCCATTATTGTTTATCCTTTGGCCGTGCTGCGGCGAACATGTTCCTGAGCGAACTGGCTATGTCCTTCCGTCGCCTTGCGGTCAGGCGCTGGACTTTTGGCTTTCGGGCTTCCTGATTCCATTGGCTCGGCATGAAGTCACGCGGATGAACTGGCTTTTCGGGGTGAGCGATGGAGTAGTTCACGACGTTAGCGGCAACCATGGCGGAGAGCAGTTCCTTGTGCTGTTGCTCCTGCTCAAACCGTTTCCTTAACGCATGGAACTGCCGGGGAGTCATCTCCCAGAATTCCTCTTCCGATAACTTGAGGTTGTAACGGGCATCGCTCCAAACACGTTGCCAGAGCTGTTCGTGAGTTAACTCTTCTCTGGCTCCGGAACGTTTTTTGGTTCAGCCTCAGGTTCCGGCTGGGAGCCCAAGTAGGCTTCAACGACGGCATTCATCAGCTTGTCCACGGTGTTTGGGTGGTTGAACAGCATTCCAGCCATCTCCAGCGTGGTTTCGGGATGAGCCTTCAGCATGGCCGCGTAAAGCAAGCCGCGAACCTTGATGGTGTTCAGGTTCTGGAAGTTCAGGCACTGGAGGAGGTTGAGTCCGGTGGCAGCTTCAGCCTGGGCCATTGCATTGAAGTCAAAGCAAAGCGAATACGTCACACCACCAACGTCAACGCTGACGCTGGGAAGAGTGGGATTTGCAGAAACAGATGGAACAGTTTTCTTGGCCATAATGAATCTCGTGATGGATAAGCACAGGTGGGCATTGACGCCCACCCCACAAACCCAAAAGTGTTTAGCTTCCTTCCGTGTAGGCGACTCCGCCGGAAACCTTCAACTTGAAGGAGAGTGGAATCAGTTTGTTGACATCGAGGCTGAAGTCGCATTCCGTGACGACGGCGGAGAAAACGTACTTGTCGCCGTTTACGGTCTGGGTTGCTTCTTTGGGGAGGGTCAGAGTGAATGAAGTTAGAGCGCCAGTGCCGAAGGCAGCGACGACCAATGCCTGTCCCGCATCCGTTGATACACGTTTGGCTTCTACCGCAAACTCACCCCAGTCAAGGATCGTTGCCACGAATTCCTTGGCCGTAGAAGCAAGGTTGCTTGCCTCTTCCGTGTCCCACTTGCAACCGCTCTGTTTGACAGATTGAATTTCACCGATTGTGGTAGGCGTGGCTCCAATAGCGAGCACACTTCCGCCACCATCTGTAGCTTTTGTTGACATGATTTTTCCTTATGCGCCTTCGGTGTAGGTGACTGCGCCAGAAACCTTGAGCTTGAAAGAGAAGGGAGTCAGCTTGTTGACGTCCAAGCTGAAGTCACATTCGGTGACGATGGCGTTGAATGAATAGCTGTCGCCAGTAGTGGATTGGCCAGCTTCTTTCAGAAGGGTGATGGTGAAGGCAGTGGTGGCACCCGTTCCAAAAGCTGCAACGACGGCCAGCTGCCCAGCGTCGGTGGATACGCGCTTGGCTTCAACGGCGAACTCGCCCCAGTCCTGAATGGTGGCGACGAACTCTTTTACGGTGGATGCAAAGTTAGTGGCTTCATCCGTATCCCACTTCGCTCCGCTCTGCTTAACCGATTGGACTTCGCCAATGGCTGTGGAGCCGATCTTGATGGTTGAACCTAGTCCTGCCTGTGCTTTTGTTGCCATGGTTTTGTTCCTTTTGGGTTAGTGGTTAGTGCAGAAAACTGAACGTGGTGGAGCAGCGATACAGAAGTGAATCCTTCTCAAAGAAGTCCGGATTATCGTGAGAACTCGTGAAGAGCACTACCGTGCCGTCAGGCAGCGTGCCGTGATACATATCCAGCAGCGTGTGCAAAGCCTGTTGGCCATAGCTGGCATCGTGGTAGTTGTTGGCCCAGACATTGATTTCGATTTGATCGGTGCTCGCAAACGTGTAGTCCAGAGCTACATCCGTCTTGTTCGTGACGACGTAGAAGGTAATCGCTGGAACCGTGTAGTTCTTGGGTAGAACCACGGGATAGATTCGATTTCCTACAATGTTTGTCAGAGGTGTGCAGCTATTCATTAGCGCAAGCAATCCCTCTGTCAGCATCCTTACTTCTTTCCTTTGCAGTAATCGCTAATGGCTGCCTGTATTACGGTGCAGAAGACGTCTACCGCGTCATCTTTGCTCTCGGTGAAGGCTGGGCGAAGCCACGGTCTAGCTGGCTCTTTACTGGTTCCAAACTCGCTGAACGCGCCATAGAAGCTGTGTTTGGAAAAGTAGATAGCGCAAGTCCCAACACCTTCCGCCATGTCGATCTTGCTTTTGCGGCGCACGTCCAATTTCAGCTGGCCAGCGGGATGTATCTCGGTTCCCACTTCGGCTACTGGCGCATTCGCCATCGCAGCTTCCTGAACGACTGAGCCTGAGCAATCAAGCGCATCCTTCAACGCTTTTCTGACTAGGCTTGGTCCCATCTCTTTCAACGTGTTATAGAGCGCATCAGCACCGTCAATCGTGCAACCGTCGTCCACTTAAACCGCCTGATTGATGACGTGGCTGAGTATCTGAATTTCGCGGTTCCGCATCTGCACATTCATCACGACGTCAATCTGAAATACAGTTCCGTCTTCCGTTAGGAAACGGTCACCAACGCTGAAGCTCTGGGTTGCCGTGTAGCGAATGCGAACGTCGTAGGTGGACTGAGCGATGAAGTCGCCAGTGCTGTATGCCAACTGAGCGCGGAGGATTTGGACCGAACCACGGCAGCTGTAATAGGTCGTCCAGGTGGTCAATTCGCCCATCGAATTTGGGGTGCCGCCAAGACTTTGAAAACTGAGTTTCTTGCGAAGGGAGCCAGCGAGCATCGTTATCTCCCCACATAGCCGCAAGACTGGATTTTGTGGCTCGACAGCAGATATTCGGCAACCTTCGGAACGTCCCCGGAGTCCTCACGGTTTTCGTACCAGCCGCCAACCATCATCCTGATGGCGACCTTGATGCCTTCAGGCACAGGATTGGGGTCGCTGTAGCCAGCGGTGAAACTAATCTGCACTGCGTTGTGAATGGCCCACACTGACGGCCAGTAGTAATTCGCCGTCGGGTAGATCATGGGAGGCGTGCTCACGTTATCCACGATGTACAGGGAAGGGTCTAAAGTCGTGTAGGCAGAACTCGTGAACGAGGGGATGTAATTGACACTCGTTACGTTGATGAGTGGGCCTTGCGGAAGTTGAATGGCCTGAGCATTGGCCCACCAGTCAACGAAACGAGACAGTGTGGAACGCGCTGGAGCCGTCTCAAGCTGCCAGTTGTAGGGAAACGAATCCAAGCTGTAAAGCCAGCTTGAAGCGGTAATCGTGCGGCCAGTGATGGCTTCTGCCCGTTCACGCGCAGCTACGATGAGTGCGGTGATTAGATCATCGTCATCGGTGAAATCCACGCGCAGGTGTGCCTTCATCTCGTCCAGAGTCACTGGTTCGGTTCCGGTCACACTTGTGCGCTGAAGAGATACTGGCATTAGCTTCCTGAGGGTTCGGTATGTTGCATGACTTCGTTGGCGTATCCACCCGCGATAAGATCGCTCGCAAAGGTGTCGTCCAACGTCACGATGTCACCGGGAGCACAGGTGCCCTCGGCATAAATGAATGGAGTGGTAACGATGATTTCCATGGGGTTCTCCGCGCAAGGTTATTGGGAGCCCCAAGGTTCTGAGGCTCCCTGATTGCTTACTTAATGGTTGCGGAGACGATTGGGTGAGAACCCGGATCGATGACTGCGCCGCCAACACGAGTGAAGGCGACATAGCCGACCTGATTCTGAGCGGCATACAACTCAGCAAGACGCTTTACCATGATGCCCGGCTCAACCGTGCGGAAGACGTAGCCTTCGCTGAAGCTGCCGAACTGCACAGCGACGTTTCCGGTTGCAA